TTTCGTTTATGTTACTAACTCCTTGATATCTGGAATAAAGGAACTGCTTTTTGTCGTGATAGCCCTTTAGCTATTTGTGCTTAAGATGCTTCCATTCTAGAATTATCTACAGTTACATTTCCTCCTGATCCACCTTTTCCTACATTAGGAGAGGCCATTATTCTATCGCCTGGAGCAGTTGTAGCCATAGCTCCATAACTATCTGTAATTGTAAATGGTCCTTTAGATGATGGAGCAATACCATCTTCTACTTGTTGACTTTTAATATAACCAATTCCACCTGCAATGGCCGCAATTGCTAATATTGGTCCTACAACTGGTAACCCTCCTAAAGCTGCCCAAGCACTTCTAATTACCGTCATAATAGCTCCAAAAACTATTTGAGCATTCATAGCCACCAGAGCTGCAGCTACAAATGCAATAGCTGGTGCCATAGTCATTAATCCTTCAACTATGTAACCTACTGTGGTTGCCATGGCACTTAAAATTGGTGATAATATTGTTACAATAGGATCTACTATAAGTAAAATAGTATCAGCAATAGCCATAAAGGAATCCTTTATTTTACCCATTGTAGCATCCATTCTTTCAGATACTGATGCTTGAGCTTCTAAATTTTCTAAGCTTCCATCTGCTAACTCTTTTTGTGCCTGTTCTATACCAACTTCTGCTATTCTATCATTTAATAATTTTTCTCTTTTTTCTGCTTGTTCCCCTGTAGCTCCTGCTAATTGTTCTTGAACAAACAATGTTTTCCCTAAATCCTCTCTAGACATACCCACAGCTTTGGCTAACGCTTCCTGTTGAATACGATTCATTTCTCCAAATTCAGCTGCACTACCTGCTTGTTTAGATATTTCTTGTGCTACGGTTGCAAGATCATTATTTAAAGCTGCTGATCTTGCTTTCTCTAAATTAAGACTTTTACCTGTAAGTAGTTCTGCTTGTAATTCGTTATTTATTGAGGATTCAAAATCTAATAAGCTATCAGCTAAACCTTCAACTGTAGCTAGTTCCATTCCTAAAGATTTAGTAGTTGCTACGGCAGCAGCTATTAAACCTGGGTTTTTTCCAAAAGATAATGTGGTTGCTGCTGACACCTCACCAATCCCTTTCATTAATTCTTTTTCATTTAATAATACCCCATTAGCTACAGCTGCTTGGGTAGCTTGAGCCAAAAACTGCTCTGTATTATCTTCTAGAGATGTACCTGTTGCTAAGGATATAGCCTGCATCCCCATTAATTCTTCATTTGTAAAACCGGCTGCTTCTCTTAATTTAGTAAAGGTTTCTAAATCTGCTTTGTTTAGCATTACATTAGTACCTAAAGTAGCATTTATAGCCATTAAGGATTCCCCTAGACCTTCAGTGCTTGTAAATATACTATTTGATTCTTGAGATGCTTCACGAAGTTCTGCTCTCATTTTTTGAGCTTCGCCATAACTCATATTCATTCCTTTAGCCATCTCTCCGGCGGCTTTATCAGAACCTTTTAGTAAGTTAACTAATGCGGTTGCGACCGCTACTAATATAGTAAAGGGATCAAGTACCTTACCCATTAAATTGGATCCTACTTTACCAACAAGGTTACCCATCGTTTCCATAGTACCGGGCATTTCTTCTCCAGCATCCGCTGCAGCTTGCATTTCTTCAGTAACATCCCCTAAAGCATCAGCTGCAAATCCTCCTAATCCTGGGATTGATCCTATTAGGTCTGCAAATCCTCCTGCTGTACCTAAAGATCCCTTCATTTCTTCTTGAGAGGCTACTTGTTTTTTTAACTCTTCGGCATTTAATTTATTAAAGACATATTGTTTCTCTAAAGAACCTAAAGCTTCAAAACTACTTTTTGCTGCACCTTCCTCTGCATCTACTTTTTCTTGTAATATTTTTAGTGCTGCTGCACTAACCTCTCCCCCGGAGGCTATAATTCCATTAGCTTTTTCTAATTCTTTAGATGATAACTGAGCCATTTTATATTGCTCAATTACAACTTTTAAGTTCTTTTGTTTAGAATCAACAATAGATTTTCCTAAACCGGTAGCTAATAATTCGGATTTTCCTATTAAATTAGTAGATTTTGCTATCTCTTTTTGAAGAGCAGATATTGATGTGAAGCTATTAGATCGACCAAGAAGTGCCTTGTTAATATCTCTATTAACTTTTAACATATCTTTATCAGCATCTGAAACCTTAGTAGTAATACCAAGAGTTTCTTTTAAAGAATCAACAAGGGAATAAGAAAGATTTAATGAATCTGACCTATTGCTTTTAGCTTGCTTGTCTAAATCAATACTTCTCTGCTTTTCCTTATTTATGGATCGTTGTATTTTTAAATCTTCCTGAGCTGACATTAATGTATTTTGTTATAAATATTATTACTTATAACTTGTTTGACCTCCGTAAGGCTTACTTGCAGCTTTAAAGTCTGGTTTATTAATTTTACCATCAGCATTAATCATAGATTTTGTACCTTTACCATTTTTAGATGCTGCTTCTTTATTAGCGGCATTAGATTTGTCAAAGTGATCTTGGATTTCTTTAAATGTAAATTTCCTTAACCAATTAGGCATGTTGTATACAGTATTATAATCAAACCCACCATTTCCGTGGAATACTATATCATGAATCATTTTAAATAAATTCTTCCTGGCTAGGGGTGCGGTGTTAAGCGTCAGGCCAAAAAAAGCTTAGTCCTATAGGGACTATTACCTCCTTTCCATTATCCAAAATATAGGATATATTAACATCGGGTTGAGTAGATTTAACATGTTCTCTAAAAGATCTAGAATCTCTTGCTAATAAATGATTATCAACAAAATCTCTAATATCTTTTTTCTCTTCTGAACCATCTACAGATGTTACCATGTGTTTTAAGCGAGTTGTTAACTCAGGTGAGACTTCTTTATTTAATTTTTTTAATCCAGCTATTTCTCTTTCTATTGATTTTTCTAATTTACCAGTTAATAATTGATAAGTTATTAAAATTTCTGATGATGGTAGAGTATAGTTAAATTCATTTTTTCCTTTTTCTAATTTAGAAAAATCTATTTCCTTATGTTCTAAGGTAGACATATCTAAGGTATATTCGTTTCCTTCAATAGTAACCTGGTAATCTTTACCATAACCTAATATTCGAGATGCTATTAATAAAGCATTTTTATCTCCTACAATAAAATCATCTAAGGAAACATCTTTATCAACAATTAAAGCTTTTAGTAATTTATCTAATACTGTACCTTTTTGAATGTAAGATTGATTAGTTAAAATATCTTCATGCTTAGCCGTCATGTACCGCATTTCTACTGTACCTTTGGATAATGGATTTTTAGGATCGTATATTAGACCTTTTGAAGGTAGATCGATCTCTTCAGTTGGGAACTTCATTTCACTCATATAATCTTTATTTAATTAAAACTTGTTACATTAATACATATGTAACATACAAAAAAGGTTGACCGAAGCCAACCTATTTTATGAAAAATGTTAATGTTTTATTAGAAATTTAAAATACAATAATCTGGTTGTACTTCTAAAGATATTTCTTGAGCTGCATTTTCAGTATCCCAGTTAAAATCTCCGAAATCTGCTGATGTTATAATTGCTCCTTTAATAATCCATTCCGATACTATATCACCTACTGGTCCTAATACGTTTAATGTAAGATCTTTTTTATAGAAATCACTATATCCGTCTCTACCTGTTACTGATTCGTGATGCAATCTAACCCATTCCATACATGCTTGAGCACCTGATGGTGTTATTGGGTCAAATAACGTCAATGAAATTGGATTCCATGTTGTTTTACCTTTTACAAACCTTTGAACATTAATATGATTTAATGCTACTGTTCCTTGTGATAATGTTACAGCTCCTATACCTTTAATTTGGTATGAAGGGATTCCATCTATATATAGGATAAATCTATTCTTTTGTTTTGGCTCAAAAGCTGTAAAAAATATTTCGTTTGGGTCTAATACTGCCATTTTATTGTTTTATTTATTTTATTATAAATATTTGTTTCTTTTGTTTTTATGATGGAAATGTTGCTCCAGTTGGTAAAACATTGAAATCT